TTGCACCGAAGTTATCAATAGACCATTCACCAGGATCAACTACAAAATCTCCTGATGCCGCTTCGCCCCAACCAATATAATCAGTAGTATTAGTAATTGTATCTCCAGCATTATGTGTTGCAGCTGTGGTGTTTCTTACACCTCTTGTAACACCTGATAAAACACCTGATGTAATACCAGTATAAGATATTTCTTCTGTTCCTATTTGAATATAGTTTGTACCTGATGTTGGAAATAAAGCACTGTCTGTTAATTGAATACCTGTTGTTTGAACAGCGTTAATTGAATTTACTAAAGTTGTTGTTGCTTCACCTGATACTGTTCCACCCCATTGACCTAACCCATAACCGAATCCCGGTAACTGTTGAGAAGGTCCTACAGGATAATAATGTTGTACTCTTATTCCTCCAGATAAAGTTGCACCTGCACCTGTTTCAGCAGTTGGCATAGTAATAGTAATTGTTGTAGCGGTTGGTCTAGATGTGACCATAAATTTTTTATCATCAAAATCTGCTGCGGTATAATCTGATCCAGTGATTGCTGTAAAATTATCTAAAAGGATAATGTCATTTGCATTTATTCCATGATCTGTACTAAATGTAATTGTAACGGATGTTGAACCATTAACTGTGGTAAATGCATTTGTTAAAGTAGTTGTCGATTGAATTGGGTGAATGTCATAGAATACACCTCCAGTATAGACATATAAAATTCTGTTTGTTCCAATAATTGAATATTTAGTTCCTGAATTATTAACAACATGATGCATGGCTCTTGCTGCACCAGTTAATTTATTCTCACCTAACTGTGCCCAGCCACCTATCTTTTCAGGTGTACCATATCTAAAACGTACATTATCACCGCCTACCCATTGTCCCTCAGCAGTGGTTTCTGTAATCTGTTTATTGAACCCTGGTTGAAAACCTATTTTTTGTAGCATATAACCTCATTGTATTACATATTCCTTATTGGTGGAACACCTAATAATGGTCGTTTATCGAACTTATTTTTCTCAGCAAAAGGACCATTTCTGTGGTTATAATGTAGAAATACTTGTCCACATACTTGACCTTCAAATGGTTCTCGCCAATGTTCTAGTTCGCATCCACTATATACTAGCATGTCGCCTGGATCAAGTAATACCTTCGTGCCTTCTGGGGCATTGGGTTTGTGTATTTGTTTATATTCATCAATAACACTATCTGCACCTGTACCATCAATATAAATAGGCCAAGGATCACCACCTAAATTTAAGGTAGTAGATATTTCACAACTAGGTCTATCTTTATGTCTTCTTAATATATCACCTTGTTTATATAATCTAGCATATGAGTAAGTTGGAACTAGATCTAGTCCTGTCTCTTTAGCCATTACAGGTAACATCTTAACTAGTAATGTTTCCATTACATTGTCAGCATAATGAGAGTAAGTATTTGGAACTTGTTGATCTGTCCATGTACCAAACATACCATTGTCATAGGTAATATTGTTTTCATACATAAATTTAACTGCATCACGTTTAAGTAAAAAATAGTTAAAGATAAAATTAGCTAGTTCATAACTAACTGCTTTTTTAATTACTTGATATTTATTGAAAGCCATCTTGTATAAAATTAAATGAAACTGATATCCTTATATCATTTGTTTTGTTTGGTTCAACACAATGCCATAACCAAGCAGGAAACATTATAATTCTTCCTGGTACTGGTTCTAAATGTGCTTCTCTCCATAAATGTTTTGGTGGTTGTCCTGGTTTTCTTGAAGGCATCATCGTTTGAATACCTGGTCTTGGATCATTGATCGCAAGAGTTCCTGATTCTTTATTACCTTTTACCCAATACACACCACTAAATAAACAATTAGGATGTACGTGTGGTCTATTGTATCCGCCAGGATAATTTATGTTAGCCCACATATTACCCAACTTTGGTCTACGATCCAACCATTCTTCCTGATATACTTCTTCTTGCATTTTATATAATTCTTGAACCAAAGATTGATACTCAGGTTTTAAATGCATATCGGTTGTTGAATGCCAACCATTCATATTTGTTTTTTTTACACCTTGATCTTGTTTACTCCAATTAACAATATGATTCGCTAGCTCTTGGTTATTGAGTTTTATATCTTTACCGTACACGGTTGTTGGAAAAAATTGTTCCTTAATCATCTAAAAGGTTTACCTCCAAACCAACAAACTAATGATTGTCTCATACCTTTAGTTACTGGATTAACTCTGTGATTTAAAAATGATGCAAATATAATTGCATGACCTTGTTTAAGTTCTGCGAATTTACCTGGTGCCATTAGCTCTAAATCACCACCTTCAAACTCTGAAGGATCATTCAATAATAATGTCATGGATATTTTTCTAACTGGTGGTTCGTGTTGCATGTTCACATCACAATCCATATGCCAATCATAGAATCCTCCTTCTGGATATTCTGTAAACTGTGCATTCTCTGTTACCTGTATATCTCCAAAACCAAAATGATTTTCATTTGCTTTTTGTATAAAGTTATTAAGATCACGATACATGTGTCCCATTTCTTGAAACGGTATCCAAGATATTGTGGTTACTCTTTTTTTAGTATCCGTGCCACCCCCTGGTTTACCCATACCAACTTGTGCAACTTGTGGTTTTTGTCTTCTACCACATTCAATAATTTGTCTACATTGATCAGGTGTAAATAATGGTGTGGTAGTTTGCACAATCCAACTTTTCCATTTTGGTTCTGTAATGTGTCTATTTTCGTACATTAGATGGGTCCTTTCTCATACATTGATTTTAAAAAATCTGATTTTTGTACAGGATGATTTCTCCAACAAAATACATTTAAGTATTGAAAAAATTTTGTTTCCTCTCCATTTACTCCTACATAACATAAAGTGGCTTCATATTTATTTTTAAAATACTCATAGCGATGAGTGCCACTTCTAATAGTAACACCATCTTTATCTAATACAATTGGACATAGTAATCCATTTTTTTCCATATCAGGATTAACTTCTTTTTTAAATTTATCCATTGTAGGAAATAATGTTTTCATATCTTTAAATTTTACTTCTTTTAATCTCTCTTTAAATATTTGATAATATGGCTCTAACATTAACTTACTCCTCTATTTCTAATTGGGTCATACTGCACATCCATATTTGCAGCAAGTGTTCGTCTCATACCTGGACCGTTAAATGGATAAACACAATGTCTCATGTCATATGGAAAGATATAAAAGTCTCGTTCTTTAATTTGTGGTTGATAATCTACATTTGCAAAATGTCCGTTAGCTGAACCTAGTATCTGTAGTTTACCATTTTGTGGTTTATCAGCTGCAGAATATTCTACACCATAAGACTCAGGTAATTTTAAAATCATTACAGAAGATAGACCTGTAAACAATGATCCTTGGTGCACGTGCACTGGATTGTATTCGTGTTGAAACATTGTATTAACCCAAATAGAATTAAAATGTAAATCATATTGTTTTATCTTGTTCCATTCTAAATAGTGTCTGAACTTTGATTCAAACCATTGTAGTACGTTTTGTGGTAAATGATTATGTCTAGTCATTTTATCATTATCTTCTCCATTAAAAAATAAACTATGTTCTTTTTCAATTTTACCAACTAATTGTTTATTAGCAGGTTTTAATTCAGGATACTTTGTTTCGTAAATATGATTGATTGTATTATAAACATCTAGAGGTACTTGGTATTTTAATACCGACTGACCTAAAAATATAAAATTAAAATCTGATGTGTCCATATTTCTGTCTTATCCTTTCTGGTATTTTTTCTATATAGGGGTTATATACTTTTCTTACAGGTCCATCAAATAGTTTATGCATATTACTACCAACTATTTTATCATCGTAAAATAAACCATTTACATTTACTTGATCTAGATTATTGAATCTGTGATTGAAATAAGGCTCACCCATAAATTGATATATTTTTCTAAACTCTTGTTCTGGATTTGTAACCATGTCATCGTATTTTACATAATGACAAATATCTTTATATTTATATGAATTTTTTATTGCTTCTAATTGTTTTGCAACTGCACCATCTTTATTCATAATCATACTTAATTTTTCTTCGTCAGTATTTAAGTTATATCTATTAGGAAATGCATCAGGATTTTCTGTGTACCACT